ATGGACTTTGGAATCGCAAGTGTGGCAGCAATCACGGTGATTGCTTATCTCGTCGGTATCGGCTGCAAGGCAGCTGGTGCTGTAAAGGATGAGCTGATCCCGGTGATCTGCGGATGCGTCGGTGCAGTGCTCGGCATTGCCGGGTTGTATCTCATGCCGGATTTTCCGGCAAAGGATGTCATCAATGCACTGGCTGTCGGTATCGTGTCCGGCCTTGCAGCAACTGGTGTGAACCAGATCTACAAGCAGCTCACAAAGACAGGGGAGTGAGAGGAGGTGATCCTCGTATCTCGGCAGTCCCTTCCGTCAAAGGGACAAGGAACTACATGACTCTTCGGGTGTCACAGCCCGGAGGGCTTTTTCGTTAGGAGGGAAAGATCATGAGTGAGTTTCGAGGTATTGATGTCAGTCACTGGCAGGGAGCCATTGACTGGACAAAGGTAAAAGCGTCCGGCATTCAGTTCGCAATCATCAAGGCAGGCGGATCCGATGCCGGTTTTTATACCGATCCCAGATGGGAGGAGAACTGTAAAGGGGCCAAGGATAATGGCATTGCAGTCGGAGCCTATTACTTCGTAGGTCCGGGATGCATTTCGTCGGCAGATGGAAAAGCGGATGCAGAGCGTTTCCTTGCACAGCTCAATGGAAAGCAGTTCGAGTACCCTGTGTATATCGATGTTGAGGCGACTCCTGCATCTGAAAAGGCTGGTGCGACTGAGGCAGCGATTGCATTCTGCAGGGCGATGGAAGCGGCTGGATATTATGCCGGGATCTACAGCTCCACCTATTCCGGATTCCGCGACCGACTGGATGATTCCAAGCTCACGCCATTCACCCATTGGGTTGCACAGTATGCAGCCAAATGCACCTATGGTGGATCCTATGGAATCTGGCAGTATTCGTCTTCCGGACAGGTGAACGGCATCAGCGGCAGGGTGGATATGGATGTTTCTTATCAGGACTTTCCGTCCATCATCAAGGCTGGCGGATTCAACGGATTCACGAAGCAGAGCGGAAATACGCAGACTGCCACACCGGTTCAGCCGAGTGCTCCCGTGCCACCGAGAAAGTCGGTGGAGGAACTTGCCCGAGAGGTTCTGGCTGGAAAGTGGGGTAACGGAACGGATCGAAAGAGCCGCATTGCATCCGCAGGATATGACTACGCAGCCGTTCAGGCAAAGGTAAACGAGCTGCTTCACGTACAGAGCAGACCGCAGGCGGTTTACTATACCGTGCAGCGTGGCGATACGCTTTCGGCAATCGCGAGAAAGTACGGAACAAGCGTGGCAGCTATCCAGAGGTTGAATGCATCGTTGATCCGAAACGTGAATGTGATTCAGGTGGGTTGGAAGATCAGGGTGAAATGAGAAAAACTCCCGCAGGCACCTTTGACGGTATCTGTAGGAGCTCTGGGCAGAAAAATAGAGCCCGATCTCTCGATAAGGCCCTTGCAAAAGCATTACTGCTTTTTTCTTGTGCTTATAGCTTAGGCGATTGGAAACCAGTTGTCAATAACTAATCGCAAAAAATTGAAGGAAGATGATATCAGTGAATTTGTATCATAGTAGTCAGGATGCCTGAGCATACGTTCTACAAGCGTATGAAGCTTTTGGGCTGCCTTAATGAGCTGCTCCATGCACAGAGTAGACCACAGGCCGTCTATTACACCATCCAGCGAGGTGACACGCTCTCCGGAATCGCGAGAAGGTATGGAACCAGCGTATCCGCCATCCAAAAACTGAACGCATCCCTGATCCGGAATGTAAACCGTATCCAGGCAGGATGGAAGATTCGGGTGAAATAATAAAAAGCCTGATACGTTATAAGACGCCAGATAATTTGAACAAAAAAATAGAGCCCGATCTCTCGATAAGGCCCTTACAAAAGCATTTCTGCTTTTTCCTAGTGTTTATATTCTAGGCGATTGGGAACCAGTTGTCAATAACTAATCGCAAAAAATCAAAGGATGATGATATCACCTGAAGTGTAATTCAAAACTCCACTGAAGTGGATATTAATCTTTCACTTAGTTCTACATTGATATAAGTCTTACACTATCTCTACCAAAAGCTGCCCTACTTTTCCCTGACTGTACTATACTGTTTCCCGTTGCGAATTAAAAAAAGAGACAGAAGGCCAACCTCCCTGCAAGAAAGTACCTTCCGTCTCATCACTATAGGCAGGCGAGTATTGCTACCCGTCTGCCTGTAATGATAGCCATGAAGAGTACATCAGACAAGAGTCAATTGAACTTTATCCAGAGAGCTACGGAAGAAGCACAAGAGCGTTACGATGCCGAGGTCAGTCAGTTCCAGCACAGCTACAATGAGAAGCACCCCTTGCAGCACATCTGGCGTCACATCATCGCCAAACGAAGGATCACCGTCCTGTACGAGTCAGAGGATGTCTCCGTTGTGATCCAGGTGGTCCGTTTTGTCTACGCGCACACTTCCCAAACCTTCACCTTCTACGGGACGCTCCTTCTGCGCCGCACGCATTACGCCTTCCACCTCCTCAGGAAGTGGATCGGCAGCCGGCCTGCCAACCTCTCCCGGGACGTGGAAAAGCGCTGGGCCTCCTTCGTCAGCGTCCCCGAAAAGGTCCGTGTTTCAGCCGATTTCCTGGGAGCATAGATGAACGCTACCTCCTCCCCCTCCGGACGATTCATACTGGCCCCATAAGGGCAAAAATGCCCAAGGAGGCGTGATCATGGCAGGTTTGAACAAGAATAAGGCACTCTCACTGGACGAGCGGAGGTTCATTGAGCAGGGGATCGGCAGCGGATCCTCCAAGGCAGCGATTGCTTCCGTTCTGGGCAGGGACAAGTCTACCATCGGCAAAGAGATCAAGCTGCACAGAACCCTGAAGTACAAGTGCCGGCTGAGGCGAGAGTGTGGGGCCTATAAGAGCTGCAACTGGGGGCGTGAATGCCCGGATGACTGTCCGGACTTTGTCCAGTTCACCTGCGGCAGGAGGGATCGCTCCCCGGGTGCCTGCAATGGCTGTGAGAATTACGCAAGGTGCCGTTTTTCAAAGTACTACTACTCCGCTGCAAAGGCAGATATGGAATACCGGGAGCTCCTTGTTAATTCCAGGACCGGGGCCAACCTCACGGAGGAGGAAGCAAAACGGATGGCTGCCATCATTAAGCCTGCACTTCAGAAAGGGCACTCTCCCTATCGGATTCTGCAGGATCATCCGGAGCTGAACATCTCAGAGAAGACCCTCTACAACTACATCGACGAAAAGGTCTTCAGTGTCGTCGGCATTGCCAACATCGACCTTCGCCGCAAGGTCTCCAGAAAGATTCCCAGGAAGCTAGCGCACAACTACCGGAAGCGGCAGGAACGATCATATCTGCGTGGCCGCAGTTATGCGGACTACAAAGCGTACATAGAGAACTTCCCAAACGCTTCCGTTGTTGAAATGGACACCGTCTACAACGACGTGTCACACGGGCCTTTCATGCAGACCTTCAAGTTTCTCAACTATTACCTGATGGTCGCTGTTTATCACGATACCAAGACCGCCCAGGACATGCTGGACGGTGTCAGCCTGCTGAATCAGGTCCTTGGTGATGCTCTCTTCAAAGAGCTCTTTGAAGTACTGCTGACAGACCGCGGCGATGAATTCACCCTCGCCAGGGCGATGGAAACCGGCGCAGACGGCAGTCAGCGGTGTCACGTTTTTTACTGCGATCCCATGCAGTCAGGACAAAAAGGTTCGCTGGAAGTCAATCACGAAGAGCTTCGCTACATCTGCCCGCACAGGGACAACTTAAGAGACCTCGGCCTTGTGAACCAGACCGCATTGAACTTTGCGATCTCCAATATCGCAAGCTCCGCTCATCCGGCGATAGGCGGGAAGTCTCCCATCGAGTACACCCGATTCATGAAACCGGAACTGTGGGAAAAGCTTCAGGCTTTCGGAATCCAGGAGATTCCCAGAGATGACATCGATCTCACGAAGCACTGCCTGGAAAGGTTTAAAAAGAATCCAGGAGAAGGGAGTCAGGCATGAACGAAAAAGCCTTTTTTAATCTTGACAGCTCCGAACCGGAAGCAGATCTAGAGGACCGAATCCGGTTTCTGAACAAGATTCTCAATCGGCATGGCGTCTGGTTTAATCTCCTGCACGACAAGGAAGGATATCGAAAGCTCCTGGTCATGGCGAATCCCGGAACGCTGAAGCGGCATGCAGGCAAGCGCAGGCAGGATATCTACCTGCCGGATACCTCCTCCAGGATCGGAAAACGCATCTGTACCGTCGATGATGTCCGGAAGATGGAGAGCACCGGTATGACCACTTCCGTCATCACGGATCTGATCCGGATCAGCCGATCCACCTATTTCAGAAGGAAGAAAGCAGCCGCTGACAAGCAGGGGTGGGAAGCCTTCTGAGATCAACGATTACCGTGTGTAGAGTATACACACACGGAGAAAGGAGGTCAGACGAGATGCTCCATGAAGAAACGGGTTAACATCTACATCTCCGAGGATACATCCAAACGCCTGAAGGCTTACGCGGAGGAAAAACACTCCAGCGTGAGCCAGATCATTACCGACTGGATCTGGCATGCAAGAGTCGGAAAACGGAAACCACAGAATTAAAACGGCACCGCAAAGCTGAGAAATCTGAACTACAGAAAACGCCTGCAGGGCCTTCACTACAAAGAAAAAATCCAGAGGCAGAAATCAATCTTCAGGAAACATCCTGTTCGTTGAATTCACCTCTGGTTTTTATACTCCGAAGTGAATATCTTCCATGAATTCAGGGCCTTTGTAAGACTCCGGTCCACGAAATCAGCCTCAATCCACCCCTTTACTGCCTTCATCGCAGGAGTAATTTCCACTGTCGCCGGAGAGTGCTTAAAAGTGGAAATCAACTTTTCACTTCAGCGATGATGATATCAGAGCATTGGAATCATAGTAGGAAGGATGCTTGAGCATACGATCCTCAAATGCATGGAGCTTCCGGGCTGCTTTATTATGTACGCCATCACTCGTAATAATTCTGTTATGCATGAATAGAATGCAAATTAGCCCTCGAATGCGATCGTTACTCATTTTGGTTACACGAACGTTGCGAGTGAGTCCAGATATAGCAGAGAGTTTACGATTTATAAGATAATTTGTTTTGTGCCGTGATGTGTTAATGTGCAGGTCGTTGATAATACAGTCACTATGGGCACATGCATTTCGTATGTTTTTGCAATCTATAAGGATATACAAATTATCCTGCATATCTTTAGATGCAAAACGCGTGGCACAGAATCTGTAAAAGTGAAGTATTGCTCCAAATGGTATGAGCTCGAGAAAAACCCAGGCAGGAAGGTCGGAGATGTATTTCTTGTAGATATCACCAGTGTAAATGCTGTCTCGGTTTTGATCTAATTCTCTTTGTAGATGTTTTTTATGCTCAGTATCAAGAGAGTTAATGTAGTCAATTACGATCTGATAGCCATCCTCGTTATGATTCTCGATTTCTCGAAGCAGTTCCAGTTTAGTGAAATGCTCAATATCAAGCGATAATTGGAGAAAGGTGTATCGGAGCTCCATATCGATGATAGCAAGATCTTGTAGGTAACCGAAATCAAGATTCACATACTTATCAATCGGTTCCTGATTTGAGTCGAGCTGCTTATTATAGTTCTTCCGATATGACGCAACACGGAAGTAATTGTTATTGTTCTCCATATAGTTGGCTGCGTCTTCCGGAGAGACGATATCGAAGGTGATTCCCTTCTCCTGCATATGAGCAACAAGCTCTTTAGCTGATTTTATTGGCTTAGTTTTAGTACTCATGAAATGATTCGACCCCTTTGATACAAAATGTCTCCGTGAGAGTGCCAGAGAAGGATTATTTTCAATTCTAACTGTCTTATTTGACTGAGTCAATGTAAACGAATATCACTCGACTTATTGCTCGAAGAATATTCTCCGAGGATTTTCCGCTCAGCATAACAGACAGTAAATGAATATCTTATAGAAATTCTTATTCATCCTCGAGGCATTCCCCGGGGATTTTTTATTGGCCTTCTTTTAAAAACAAGAGCAGGGTTCGTTGCTAACATCCACAAATAAGGCCGCCTTATTCGGCTGGATAATCTACGATCTTTCCTATTATAATGCGTTGCTTATTTGGCCCCTCAGAGGGAATATACGACTACCAAAGGAGGAAGCGCAATGATTCAGAAAATACAACATCGGAAAACAGTGAAAAACATTACCGCAGAAAAAACGAAGATCCGCGCTGCCGCCTACTGTCGGGTATCGACAGCTCAGGAACTGCAGGAAGATTCCTTTGACCTGCAGATGGAAACCTATCGAAAGAAGATCGAGAGCAATCCGGACCTTACGCTGGTGGATGTCTACGGGGATCTTGGTCGGAGCGGCACACAGATCAAGGGGAGAAACGAATTCCAGCGCATGATGAAAGACTGCCGGGATGGAAAGATCGACCTGATCTATTGCAAGAGCATCTCCAGATTCGGAAGAAACATGGAGAACGTCCTTGCTTCGATCCGCGAGCTTCAGAAGCTCCATGTCCGGGTGATTTTTGAAAAGGAAGGTCTGGACACGAAGGATCAGCAGTCAGAGATAATCTTCGGCATCATGGCGACGATCGCTGAGGAAGAGAGCCGGTCGATTGCAGAGAACCTGCACTGGGGCCGGAAGGCGAGACTGAAGAAGGGAAGACCTTATGGCGAGGTCAGCTACGGCTATCGGGAGAAGAAGGATCATACCTGGGTGATTTATGAGCCGGAAGCGGAGCGGGTACGGACCGCATTTCGAATGGCGCTGGGCCACCATAACTACACAGAGATCCGGATGGCTCTGCAGGAGATGGAGGATCGGGATGGGACTGGACGAACATGGATCCAGTCCACTTTGCAGTATTTGCTTGTGAATCCCTACTACACGGGAAGCTACATCAGCAACAAGACGATCGAGACGGTTGTCGGAGGAAAGGGCAAAGTCAGAAGAGACAACAGCGGTGAGAGAGGACAATTCATCATTGAAAACCATCATGAGCCGCTGATCAGTAAGGAAGATTTTGAAACGGTAGAAGAGCTGGTAAAAACGAAGGCTCTGTTCACGCCGAAAAACTGGAGGAAGCTGCATGGAAAGTGTACAGATCAGAAGACCGCAGAACCGGCCTGAAACAAGGAGAACGACAAAGGCTGCCGGAGAAGAGAAGCTGCGGGTTGCAGCCTACTGCCGTGTCAGCACGGACAGCGATGAGCAGGAGACCAGCTTTGAAACACAGGTCGAAGTGTACGAGAAGAAGATCCGAGCCAATCCCGCATGGGAGTACGCCGGGGTCTACACGGACGAAGGAATTACCGGGACCAAGGCATCGAAACGTCCGGGCTTTCAGAAGATGATCAAGGACGCGGAGAACGGAAAGATTGATCGGATTCTCACGAAGTCGATCAGCCGGTTTGCCCGGAACACCCTTGACTGCATCGCTTACGTACGGCATTTGAAAGAGCTTGGAACGACAATTCTCTTCGAAAAGGAAAATATCGACACCGGAAGCACCTATTCTGAGATGCTCCTTACGGTTCTGGCTGCATTCGCACAGGAAGAATCCAGATCCATCAGTGCCAACATTACCTGGGGCGTTCGAAAGCGTTTTGAGGATGGGCAGGAGCGCTGGGCGAAGATCTATGGTTACCGGAAGAACTTTGATACTGGCGAAACCTACATCGTTGTAGAGAATGAAGCAGAGGTTATCCGGCTGATTTTCAGCCTCTATGAGAGAGGTCTTTCCACAACAGAAGTGGGCAGGGAACTGGAGAAGCGGAAGATCCTCACGCCAGCAGGAAAAACGGTGTGGAACGGAGCTCTGGTGCGTTCTATTCTTGTAAACGAGAAATACTGTGGAGACCTGATTCTTCAAAAATATGTGACGACTGATCACCTGACGCATGCCTTTGTAAAGAACGACGGCGAAGAAGCACCAATGTATTACATCAAAGACCATCACGAAGCGATTGTCTCGCGGGAACAGTTCAATCGGGTACAGAAAATCCTCGAATACCGAAACAGGAAGAAAAATGGATATGATACCTATCCGCTTGGAGACAAGCTCCGCTGCCCATATTGCGGGAAACCGATGATCCAGAGGAAGATCAACATCTACAAGCAGAGCCATGGATGGGTCTGCACGGATCATAACTTCATTATTCAGTCAAAGCATGTAGAAGGGGCGATAATGTCAGCCTTTCACGGGGTGGATCGCCTGGAGCTTGCAAGGATCCGGGAGACGGGAACGCCGGAAGAGAAAAAAGAGGCAGAAGATTTTCTGAAAGATTTGCAGAAAGACATTCATACAGTTGAATTTTACTGGGTGGATGACCTGATTGACTACATCGATCTGGGGCTGCACAAGGATATGGAAACAAGAACGTTGACCGTCCACTGGCGATGCGGCATTGTCACCACGGTACCAACCAACGTAGATCCGGTGAAGGACGATCCTGAGAAGCTGGCGCTTACAGATAAGAGATGCTATGAGAACCACCGAAAGTGGTGCGAGAAACAGAAAAAAGAACAGGATTTGATTGAGAGAGAGGCGTAAAAACCTCTCTCTTTTTTTGCCATCAGATGGAGGAAAGCCATATGGAAACAGGGGAAATGAAGGTATCCTATCGGAAATCGATCCGGGAATCCCGAAAGACCCGGACGGCTGCCTACTGCCGCGTCAGTACCAACCGCGCCGATCAGGAAGACAGTTTCGAGGTCCAGAAGAAATATTATGACAAATACATCCAGAGCAATCCGGACTGGGAGTACGTCGGGATCTATTCTGATAACGGCATCAGCGGCACCGATGCAAAGAAGCGTCCGGGATTTATGCAGATGGTGCAGGACGCGGTGGATGGAAAGATTGACCTCATTCTGGTGAAGAGCATTTCCCGATTCTCACGCAATGTTGTGGATTGCAAACACTATGTGGATCTTCTGCACGGAAACGGCGTGGACATCCAATTCGAGAAGGAAGGGATCAGTACCAAAGATCCGGCCGCCTTTCTGATATTTGGACTGATGGCAGTCATTGCGCAGAGTGAGAGCGAATCCATCAGCAAGAACATGAAGTGGCGCTACCAGCAGGCCTTTGAGCAGGGAAAGTACTCGCTCGGGAACAACCACATCCTTGGCTACAGCACAAAGCACGACGGGACGATCTACATCAATGACGATGCATGGATTGTCCGGAAAATCTTCCAGATGTTCCTTGCGGGCAAGAGTTACTCCACCATCGCGTCAGCGGTGAATGCAGCCGGTGGACACAGCGTGACCGGCAGACCCATGACAGCGGAGACCGTGCGGGGCATTCTGAAGAATGAAACCTTTGTGGGAGATAAACTTCTGCAGAAGCGACCGCCGAAGAACTTTCTCACGCATAAGCCGGATCCTTCCGTGGATTACGATTCTTTTTATATCACGGACGGACATCCTGCGATCATCGACCGGGACACCTGGGATCAGGTGCAGAAAAAGCTGAGTGACCGGAAGGAAGAGCAGGAGCGAGGAATTTACTCGATGCCCGGAAGAAGCAGCTTTCTTTACGGCAGAGTCTTCTGCGGAAACTGCGGTGCTTTGTACAAGAGGCGGAATTCCGGAAGCGGGGAGCGCATGCATAAAATGTGGGTCTGCATGGAACGCAGAAAAGGGAAAAAGGGAAACGGCTGTAAGAACCGGACCGTTGACGAGACGGAGCTTTTACAAGCCATAAGTGATGAGCTGGGCCTTCCGTGGAAGGACACTGACGCCTTTCCCAGAGAAGAATTTGAGTGTCAGATCGAGAAAATCCTTGTCTACGATGATCATTTTGAATTCATAAAAAAGAGCTGATCTTAGGTACTATTTCCAAAAAGAATCTGTGGTCGATAATTGTCTTGCTATGTACCCTGATTTTGAATATCGTGGGTACTGCAGAAAATTCAAAACAGGCCTGATTCTGCTGGAAAAGGAGACTATGAACCTATTTGACATCGATATTTACAGTTACCACATGAGCGATAGAGAAGAGTTTGTCGCATCGGCACTGCTTTCCAATCTGAAGCATCTTGATCCGGAGGACGCAAGAAAGCAGATTGAATCGGTGATAAGAAGAAGGGAGGATGGAGACTTCGAGATCGAAGGAAAAGCGCTCACCAGCCTGATTGACCAGACCGTTCAAAGCGATTATAAAGAACTCATTGACAGGACCAGCGAGGAGTACAGCGCCTTTGCAGCGGTTGTCCGGGACGTAATGAGAAAGGCGGACGGTAAAAAAATCGTAGATCACATGAGCTATGCATTTGCTACCTTTTTGAAAGACTGCTATACAGCTCTTCAGTAAAAATCAGGTTTCCTGGCGGTCCAGTTGAGCCAAGGGTGCAATGAATTACGGTTCAAGGGTGCAATTTCAACAGGGGATTGCACCCTTGAATTTTATCAGGAATCCAGTAAAATAGCGGCTTTGCGGGGTCAAGGGTGCAAGGGTGCAAGGGTGCAATGTGTGTGAGGGGGTTGCACCCTTGATTAGTGAATGCACTTGTCATAATCTTTGCTGAGATCAGAAAGCACCATCAAAAGGAACGAACGTTTCTTCTCGTCAGCTGCTTCAAATATCGGCATGACCTCTTTGGTCAATGAATCTGTATGGTAATGATCATTCCCAAAGATCAGCCGGTCAATCCCGGTGCCCAGCGCTACAGAAATTGCGTAAAGCATTTTTACGCTGGGCTTTTTCTTTCCGGTTTCTATATCACTGATATACGAGGTGACGGTGTCAACCTGATTAGCCAGCTGCTCCTGCGTCATCTCACATCTGATTCTCTCTTTTCGAATGTTACTTCTTAAGAATTCAAAATCCAAATCATCCATCTTTATTACCCCTCTTGCGGAAAACAACCTCGAATCTCATTTCGCATAAACCAGCTCCTTTTCGGCTGCCTGTGTACTCATATAGCCCATTAGCGAAATTTCGCGCTTGTAATTTCACTTTTTTATTGTAAAGAACTCCCACAATGCTTATAATAAGCTAGTAGCGAAAATATCGTTATAAAAATACACCAATAGATGAAACAAGGCTGCAACATGATAACATACTTTTCTCAGATTGTGGGAGTGCCGGTCGAGTGGCTCTGGTACCCCTATATTCCATATGGAAAAATCACATTGATCGAAGGCGACCCGGGAGATGGCAAGTCCTCTCTCGTGTTATCGATTGCAGCGATGATATCAAGAGGCGGCCTTCGTCCGGATGGAACCAATCACGAAAAGCCCGAATCCACAATTTATCAGTGTGACGAGGACGGAATCAACGACACAATTCTTCCAAGGCTCAAGGCAAATAATGCGGACTGCTCGAAGATCGCTTTTATTGATGAAGACGAGAACAATCCGCTTTCTCTCATGGATGAACGGATCGAGGAAGCTCTGAAAAAGACAGATGCCAGACTTCTTGTCTTTGATCCGATCCAGTCTTTTCTCGGAAACGAGGATATGCAGAACGTGACCGCGATGCGCAGGCAGCTTTTCTATATCAGCCGGCTTGCGATGAAATATCACTGCGCCGTTATCTTTATCGGGCATATGAACAAGCAGAGCAGTCAGAAAAGCATCTATCGCAGCCTCGGCAGCATCGACATTGTGGCAGCTTGCAGAAGTGTACTTGCCGTCAGAAGGATGCAGCAGTCTTCCGGAATCCGATACATCCAGCACATCAAAAGCAGTCTTGCAGAGGAAGGCAGTGATCTGGCCTTTGAAATTGCAGAAGGAGGCCGGATCAACATTATCGGCACGGTCGATGCGGAAGTGGAAGATCCGATGCTGGAAAAAGAATCCATCCGCACCACAAAGCAGGAAGCGATAGAGGAATATCTCATTGCGTGGCTCTCGAAAGAAGATCTCCCGGCAGCGGAAATCATGAAGCGGTTCCGGGAGCTTGGAATCAGCAATCGAACGGTAAAAAGTGTAAAGGCAGATCAGGAGATCAAGTCGATAAAGAAAAAGGATGGATGGTACTGGCATCTGGACAGAGAAGAAAAAATTCCAGATTTAGAGACAGGTGACAGAAATGGGAAGAAACAAGAAATCAGCAAGAGCATCGAAAAAGAATCGGATCCGGGAACGGTACAACCAGAAGGTTGATGAGCTGGAAATCCATGAAGTGACGCCGAAAGAGGCGGTCCGAAAGGCTCCCGGCACGATCCGAAAGGTCGCTGCTTACTGCCGTGTTTCTACGCAGGAGGAACAGCAGACCTCAAGTTTTGAGCTGCAGGTGAAAACCTACACCGACCTCATCAATAACACGCCGGATTATCAGCTCGTCAATATTTATGCGGACGAGGGAATCTCCGGAACGAATATTGAGCACCGGCTGGGCTTCCAGCAGATGATCGAGGACTGCAAGGCAGGAAAGATCGATCTGATCCTCACGAAGTCGATTTCCCGTTTCGCCCGAAATGTGAAGGACACGCTTGCCACGATTCAGATTCTGGATAACCTGCCGCATCCGGTGGAAGTGAAATTTGAGACCGAGCATATCGATACCTTTGATCCCGGTATGCGCTTCCTCCTCATGATGATGGCAGGGATGGCCGAGCAGGAATCCCGGACCAAGAGCGACATCATGAACTGGAGCTTTGAGAACCGGATCAAGAACGGCATCTTCCTGACACCGCCACTGTATGGCTACGATCAGGATGAAAACGGTGATCTGGTGGTCAACGAACAGGAAGCGAAAGTGGTGCAGTTCATCTACTATTCCTTCCTGACCGGCTTCAACTGCTCGGAAATTGCGAACTTCCTGACCTCGCTCCATATCAAGACTTATTCAGGAAAAGACACATGGAACAGCGGCACCATCCGGGGCATTATCCGGAACGAACGCCACTGTGGAGACATTCTGGCGCATAAGACCTATACGCCGGATTTCCTGACCCATAAGCACAAAGTAAACCACGGCGAGCGCACCTGGGTACGGAAGGAAGATCATCATGATCCGATCGTGAGCCGGATCGTATGGACCGCTGCCAATCGAAAGATGGAGGTGGAGTTCCGGAACCGGAAGGGAGAAACGCTTCCTTCTCTTTCTGTCGTGGATCAGGGGATTCTGAAAGGCTATGTTCCTGTGGACCGGAATATTCGTGGATTTTCGGAAGCAGATTATGAAGAGGCTTCCAGAAGTGTTCTGACAGACGATCTGGATGAGCAGATTGAAAAGAAGCATCAGCTGGACAGCGCCCTCGATGGATATGAGGTGGTCCGGAGTTTCCTTTTCAGTACCACGGACAAAACGATCATGACTTTTTCCAATGGGCAGATCTATTTCAACACGAACTGCGTACGGGAGTTAAACCGCACGGAGTATGTGGAGCTCCTGCTCAATACCAAGGAAAAATGTATCGCTGTGCGTCCCTGTGAGAAGGATTCTCCGACAGCAGTCCGGTGGGCAAAATTTGTAGGCGATATGATCAAACCTACGGCAAAGAGCTGCCGTGGACTGGTGGAGCCACTCTGTAATCTGATGGGCTGGGATCCGGACGCCAGGTATCGGTTCGTCGGGCGATTCGTTTCTTCCGGCGATGAATGCTGTCTGTTCTTTGATCTTACGGATCCGGAGATCACGCAGGACGTGACGTATACGGAGGAAGATCCGGAGAGCAGTGAGAACGACACTCCCCGTGTCATCCGAAGCAGAGAAGATGAGATCGAGCAGCAGAGTACGGTCCACCATGAGAAGGTGGTCTTTTACGCAGACGAGAGGTTTGGACGGGATGCGGCAAAGGAACTGGAGCTGGCGCACTTTAAGGGCGACTGGCAGATCCTTCGTCCTGCCTCATTCTTCAAGTACTGCACAGATATCACAGAAGACGAACTGAAAGAAATCATCTCGAAAGCCCAGTCTGTGACGGCCCAGATGAAAACGAATGTGGGGTAAATTATGGATACATTTATCGATGACGAGAAAGCAGCGGAAATTCAGAAGACATTCAGTTATAACGGCTACCAGACGGTCCGAAGGGAGCTGTTCGCGCATCTGCGTGAGCCTCAGATGACCATTCGGAAAGACAGCATCACGTTCAATACTGCCTGCATCGAGGGACTGGAGGACACGGTCTATATTCAGATCCTCGTCAATCAGGACCAGAAACGGCTGGTGATCAAAAAATGCGAGAAGGACGACAGGGATTCGCTCCGGTGGTGCATCCAGAAGAATGACAAGCGGAAGAGCAGGAAGATCACCGGCAGGCAGTTCTGCAACATGATCTACAAGATGATGAGCTGGGACAATCTGTGCCGCTATAAGATCCTTGGCCACCGCATCGATTATCAGGGGGAGACTCTCTATGTCTTTGAGCTGGACGATGCTGAAATCTTCCGTGAGAGGCCGAAGCGTACCAAGGCAGAGCTGGAGAAGTTGCGCGAGGAGATGACGCCGGAAGAACTGGAGGCAATGAAGCAGAGGGAGGCAAAGGCGTCGAGGACACCTTTCTATCCGGGAGATCTGGATACTTATGGCGTACCTGTCGAAAAACACGAGGACAGGGTCTCTTTGCAATCGTTGGACGGATTTGCCGGCCAGCAGGAACTACAGCTGCAAAATCAATAATGGGAGGCTATTATGTCTGAGCAGGAAAGAAGACTCGGGCTCTCTTTTTCGCTGAAACGGGGAAGGAGCCTGATTTATTGGGCTACCATCAGATCTTTGAAGAATCCGAAATTTATCCGGTTCCTCTTTAATTCCAGAGACCACAAGGTGGCCATTCAGGTCGCCACGCCGATCGATAAGGAGGCATTGAAGGTACCAGCCTTTCAGGAGGTCCAGCAGTATGAGATCGCCAGTAAGGCTTTTCTTCGTGTGCTCTACAAAAATTGCCACTGGGATGAAAGCAAGACGTACCGGGTCTATGGAACAAATTATGGGAACGAGCAGGTCGTGGAATTCCGGCTGGAGGAAGCGACGATCATCCGGGACGAGGAGTTCCGGGATCCGGAAATCAGAGAGTCGTAA